AAACTTTAATTATAAATATCCAATATAAAACCAAGGAGATTCTCAAAATGGGAAAATTAAATCTGACAGATGCCGCTAAAGCAATTTTAAGTGAAGATGCAAAATCAATGTTTGCTTCCAATGTTGCTAACAAGATGGGCATGAGAGGACAAGATCAACATAAGCGCGGTCAAGTTGGCCAAGACAAGCTAACTACTGATGTTGCTTATGGAACAAAAGATGCTGGAAAAGTTGGTGACTCTCCAGAAAAAGATGGTGACCAAAATCCAGATTACACAAAAGGTACACCTACAGCAACTCCTCCAGGTGCAAAACCACCTGTTGGTGCTGAAGGAGCACATCACCTAGATGCTGATAAAGACCAGCAATCTAAAGGTCGTGGCGATTTGGCACCAACTCAGGCGCCAGCTACAGACTATTCTGCTATTCGTGACCGTATCAAAGCTAGATTGTCAACACAAATGTTCCAAACTAATCCAGGTGCAGTTGCTCCATATGTTCCAGAGTCAGTGACACACGCACCTTTACCAGATATTGATTCTGACGAAGAAATAGTGGCCGAAGAAAAAGAAAAAGAAGAAGGTCACGAAGATGAAAAGCAAGACAAAGCTTTGTTCAAAAAAATGTTCAAGAAAGAAACTGCTAAGAAAAAAATGAAAGAAGACATTGAAGCACTAGTTGCTGGTGAAAATCTTTCAGAAGAATTTGTTCAGAAAGCATCTACAATTTTTGAAGCCGCAGTTATTACACGCGCTGAAGAAATGATGGCAGAAGCCGAAGAAGCTATCTTTGAAGAATTCGAAGTTGCAGTTGAAGAAATCAAAGAAGAACTAGCTTCTAAGTTGGATGATTACATCAACTATATGGCAGAAGAATGGTTCAAGGAAAATCAACTTGCTGTTGAACAAGGTCTACGCGCAGAAATCGTTGAAGATTTTATGCAAGGTCTACGCGATCTATTTGCAGAACACTACATCGATATTCCAGAAGACAAGGTTGATATCGTTGGTGAATTGACCAACAAAGTAGAAGAACTTGAAGAAGCTCTAAATGAACAGATCAAGTATTCTATGAATGTTCACAAAGAATTAAAAGAATCTAAAAAAATTGAGGCTATACATGCAGTATGTGAAGGCCTAACACAAACTCAAGTAGAGAAACTGAAAACACTTGCAGAAAGTGTGGAGTTTACCGATGAGGAAGAATTTACTTCCAAATTGGAAACATTGAAAGAATCATATTTCAAGACTCCAGTAAAAGCTACAGACAGTTTAAATGAGGAAGTTCAAATTGAAGAAGACAAGAAACCTGCTAAAAGTTTCGCAGATCCTTCAATCGAACAATACGCAAAAGTCATTTCAAAAACCCTGGTAAAATAAATAAAATTTACCACAGTTAGATACTAACAAGGAGATAATAAATGTTTCTATCTGAAGAACTACAAAAGAAATGGCAACCAGTTTTGGAACATCCAGAACTAGAAGCCATCAAAGACCCTTATAAAAAGGCTGTTACTGCACTCGTATTGGAAAACCAACAACGCGAAATGTCAGCAGCTGCTCAGCAACTTAACGAAGCTACAGCAGCAGCTCCAACCAACGTTGCAGGTGGCGTACAGAACTATGATCCTATCTTGATCAGTTTGGTTCGCCGTGCATTGCCTAACTTGATTGCTTATGATGTTGCAGGCGTTCAGCCAATGACAGGCCCAACCGGCTTGATCTTTGCAATGCGTGCTCGTTATAACACTCAATCTGGTGCACCAAGCAATACTAACGAAGCATTCTTCAACGAAGCCAATACCATTTTCTCTGGTACTGGTTCTTCTGCGAATCCATATGGCTTCCAAGGTAACAACACAACTGATATCAAGACAAATCCAATTAGCGATTTGACTGCTAACAGTTACTCTACAGGTATTGGTCTACCAACTTCTGTTGCTGAACAACTAGGTGCAGATGGTTCACCTGCATTCCAGCAAATGGCATTCAGCATTGAGAAGGTTACTGTTACCGCTCAAAGCCGTGCATTGAAAGCTGAATACTCTCTAGAACTTGCACAAGACTTGAAAGCAGTTCATGGTCTTGATGCAGAAACAGAATTGTCAAACATTCTGTCTACTGAGATTCTTGCTGAAATTAACCGCGAAGTTATTCGTACCATTTACACATGTGCTGTTCCAGGCGCACAATACGGTACAACTACCGCAGGTCAGTTTGACCTAGACACCGACTCTAACGGCCGTTGGTCTGTTGAGCGTTTCAAAGGTTTGATTTTCCAAATCGAACGCGATGCTAATGTTATTGCTAAGCAAACTCGTCGTGGTAAAGGTAATGTCATGATCGTTTCATCTGACGTTGCTTCTGCTATGGCTATGGCTGGTGTTCTACAGTACACACCTAACCTACAAGCTGACCTACAAGTAGACGACACTGGTAACACCTTTGCTGGTCTATTGCATGGTCGTATCAAGGTTTACATTGACCCATACTTTGGTGGTTACACCTCTAACCAAGAGTTGGTTACAATTGGTTACAAAGGTACATCACCATATGATGCAGGTATTTTCTACTGCCCATATGTTCCTCTACAGATGGTTCGTGCAGTTGACCAGTTCACATTCCAACCAAAAATTGGATTCAAGACTCGTTACGGCATGGTTGCAAACCCATTCGCAACTGG